AAAATTTGGGAATGGTTCTAACTGTTACAATAAAGGACTTGCAAAAATTGAATCTGGGAAATTAAGTAAAGGGGAACAAAATATAGTTAAAAATTTTTTTAATAAAATACCTGCACCAATAAAAGCTGTTGGAAAAGTATTTGGATTAGCTGATGTTGCTTTGGATGCTATATTTGCTCTTCCTTATTTAGCTACTGGAGATATAGAAGGAGCTAAAAGATCTACAACAGCAGGATTGTTTGGATTTGGTAAAAGTGTAGATGAAGAATTATTAGAGATGGCAGGTGATAAAAAAGAATCCGTTCAAAGAGCTTTAAATAATCTTAAATTAGTTCCAGAATTAAGAGACTTAACAGAAGAGAAAAAATTATTAGAAAAAGATTTAGCAAATCCATTAGATGAAGAACAATCTTCAATTTATTTTGGAAACTTAAATTCTGTAAATGAAAAAATAAAAAACATACAAGATAAATTAGGTAAAGAACAATATACTGAAGAAGATGAAAAAAATATTCTTGATGTTGTAAACAAGGTAGCTGCTTCTAAAGTTAAAGTAGCAGAAAAAATGTTTGGCCCAGAACTTAAACAAGTTCAAGGTCCGACACTACAGCAAAATCTTTTTAATAGAATATTAGAAGAAGGTGGACTTTTTGAATCTATTCCAGAAACATCAATAGAAAGAGCAAGAGGTAAAATTATTCCAATTGAAATTCCAGAAATACAATCTCCAGACGATAGTATGAGAGAAGGATTTAAAAAAGGAGGAATGTCTAAAAGAGGGTTTTTAAAATTATTAGGAGGAACAGTAGCTACAGGAGCAGTAGCACCTGATTTAATAAAAGCTATAAAAGGTGGAAAAAAAACAGTTCAAGCAGCAAAAGTTGCATCTAAAATAAAAATAGAACCAGCAGAAGGAATGTATCCTTGGTTTCCAAAACTTGTTGAAAAAGTAAAAGAAATGGGAAAACCTTTTGAAGAAAAAAATTTAATAATGGAACCATCTTATAAAAATGATCCTAGACCTTTTGGAAGTAGATTACCAACAGGGGAAGAAAAATTAACTAAACATGTAGATGGTGATACAACTTTTATTTTAAGAGAATATCCTGATGGAAGATTAGCTGTTGATATTGATTCACCTAGAAATCAAGAATCATTTGGTCAGCCTGTAAGTTTGTATTATAGACCTAAAATGGAAATTCAAAATTATAAAGGTGAGAAAAAAATAGAACCTCCAGAATTTAAAGTTCTTGAACCAGAACCTACACTATTTGCAAACGGTCCGGATGATGTAGATATTACGTTTACAGAAGTTCCTAAAAATCCAAAACGAAATACTGTTTTTGGAGATATAGAAGCTGCTGAAAGATTTGCAACAGGTAATATTAAAAATAGAAAAATTATACCTGTTAAACAATCTTTAAGAGATGAAATGGCAGACGATCCTTCAACTTTTATTATGAGACAATCAGGAGAACTTGGTTCAAAAGCACAACCAGAAGAAATTATTAAATCTAGTGAAGATATATTTAAATTACCAGAATGATTAAACCTAAGAGATTAACATTAACAATACCTCCTAAAAGAGGACCAAACCCACAAGGCTTGAATATTAGTTATAATACTGTTAGAACATCTAATCCGGAGAAAACAATAAATGGCAGAAATAGACAAAGGGTTAATCCCAAACATAGGTAGTTCTTTAACTCCTGAACAGGAGATAGAACAAGTTGTATCTGAAACTGAAACAGTTTCATCTAGCCCTACTGAAGTTACAGAAAACGAAGATGGTAGTGTTGATATAAACTTTGATCCAAAAGCAAAGATGGATGGAGCATCTTTAGATCATGGTGCTAACCTAGCTGAATTTATAGATGAGAATGATCTTAATTTATTGGGAACAGAACTTTATCAAAACTATGAAGATTATAAAAGTTCAAGAAAAGATTGGGAACAAGCATACACACAAGGATTAGATTTATTAGGATTTAAATACGAACAAAGAACAGAACCATTTCAAGGTGCATCAGGTGCAACTCATCCTGTACTTGCAGAAGCAGTTACACAATTTCAAGCATTAGCTTATAAAGAATTATTACCAGCTGAAGGACCAGTTAGAACTCAAGTTGTTGGAGCATCTACTCCAGATACAGAACAACAAGCTGAAAGAGTTAAAGAATTTATGAACTATCAAATTATGGATGTCATGAAAGAATATGAACCAGAGTTTGATCAGATGTTATTTTATTTACCATTATCAGGATCAACATTTAAAAAAGTTTATTATGATGAAACATTAGGAAGAGCAGTTTCTCAATTTGTTCCAGCGGAAGATTTAGTTGTTCCTTATTCAGCAACATCATTAGAAGATGCTGAAGCAATTGTTCATGTATTAAAAGTATCAGCAAATGATTTAAGAAAACAACAAGTGAATGGTTTTTATAGAGACATAGAATTATTACCAGCAGATGATGGCACAGATACAAATGATGTTAAAGATAAAGAAAAACAATTAGAAGGAATTACAAAAAGTGAATATAGTGATGAAGTTTTTACATTGTTAGAATGTCATGTTAATTTGGACTTAGAAGGTTTTGAAGATAAAGATCAAAATGGTGAGCCCACAGGAATTAAACTTCCATATATTGTAACTGTTGAAGAAGGATCAAGAGAGATTTTATCTATTAAAAGAAATTGGGATGCGCAAGATGTTAAAAAAGAAAAGAAACAATATTTTGTTCACTTTAAATTTTTACCAGGATTTGGTTTCTATGGATTTGGTTTAATACAAATGATCGGCGGTTTATCTAGAACTGCAACAAGTGCTTTAAGACAATTATTAGATGCAGGAACATTATCTAATTTACCAGCAGGATTTAAACAAAGAGGAATAAGAATTAGAGACGACGCTCAATCTATTCAACCAGGTGAATGGAGAGATGTTGATGCCCCAAGCGGTAATTTAAGAGATTCTTTTATGACGTTACCATATAAAGAACCTTCGCAAACTTTACTTGCTCTTATGGGGGTCGTAGTTCAAGCGGGTCAGCGCTTTGCATCTATTGCTGATCTACAAGTGGGAGATGGGAATCAACAAGCAGCAGTGGGTACGACCGTAGCCTTGTTGGAAAGAGGAAGTAGAACGATGTCTGCAATTCATAAAAGAATTTATGCATCAATGAAACAGGAATTTAAATTATTAGCAAAAGTTTTTGCTTTATACTTACCTCCAGAATATCCTTACAATGTTGTCGGTGGACCAAGAACAATTAAACAACAAGATTTTGATGACAGAGTAGATATTGTTCCAGTTGCAGATCCAAATATATTTTCGCAAACACAAAGAATTTCTATTGCACAAACAGAATTACAATTAGCAATGTCTAATCCACAAATTCATAATATGTATGAAGTTTACAGAACTATGTATGAAGCATTAGGTATAAAAGACATTGATAAAATTTTAAATAAACCACAACCACCACAACCAAAGGATCCTGCTTTAGAACATATTGCGGCTTTAGCAGGACAACCGTTCCAAGCATTTCCGGGACAAGATCATAGAGCTCATATCACTGCACATTTAAGTTTTATGGCAACTAACATAGCAAGAAATGCTCCACCATTAATGGCAGCATTAGAAAAAAATATTTTTGAACATATTTCTGTCATGTCACAAGAACAAACTGAAGTTGAATTCAGAAATGAAATGCAACAATTACAAATGATGGGACAACAAATGCAACAAATGGGACAACAGAATCCACAAATGCTTCAAGCAATGCAAATTCAAGCAAAAATGCTTGGAGAAAAAATTGAAGCTAGAAAAGCACAGTTAATTGCTGAAGCAATGGAAGAATTTTTAAAAGAAGAACAACAAATTACTTCATTATTGTCAAATGATCCTATTGCAATGTTAAGATCTAGAGAATTAGACCTTAGAGCACAGGAAAATTACAGAAAAGAAGTTGAAAGTAAGGACAGAATCAACCTTGATAAGATGAAAACGATGATGAATCAGTCAACTCAAGATGATAAACTTAAACAAAACGAAGATTTAGCTAAATTAAGAGCAAATACTTCGTTAGAAAAGACAATTTTAGCTGCTAAATTAAAAGATCAGCAAAAATAAGTTTTAAAAACACAAAAAAAGGAGTATAAAATGGCCATGAAAAAACAAAATGAAAAATTAGCTAACGCAACTAGAACTTTTACTAAAGATTCTAAAGCTAAAGTTGATGTTAACCACTCAAAATATACTGATGCACAAGGTTATCTTGTTGGCGGAGTAGATGTTGAGATGTCTAGCAACTCTGAATCTCAAACTCAAGAAGTTCAAGGACAAGGTAGCATTCTTCCAGAGAAAAAAAGAACTGCAACTTGGTACTAAACCATGATTCAAATGTTAGGAGCTGTAGCACCTCTCGCAAAAATTCTTTTTTCAACTATTGAAAAATCAGTTCCTGATAAAGATCTACAAGAAAAATTAAAGTCACAATTACAAACTCAATTACTACAATCTAATACACAAGAATTACAAGCTGCAGCAAAAATTATTGAGGCAGAGGCCAAAGCGGGCTGGTTCGCATCGAGCTGGAGGCCCCTGTTAATGTACGTATTAATATTTATTTTGGTCTGGAATTATATTCTAGGACCAGTTGTAAAAATATTCACAGGAGCTGTTATCTCCTTTGAATTGCCTGGCGATGTTTGGGGTCTTCTCCAGATAGGTTTGGGCGGTT